AAGAAACAACCCAAGAGTGGCGACCAATTTGTGGTGTCTTTACAAACCCACCACCGAAGTCGACCTTACCATGATCCATTTTGGGAGGGACAACAATCTTACGACTACAAAGTTCGCGATAAATGTAGGTGTCCCAGAGTTGCGTAGTACCAAATGCTTCCTGATAGTTACAACCACCCTTGTAGGCAATGGTCATGGCGAGGTCAATCAGACCCATCTTCTCGTCGATACGTTCTACTAGCAAAACGTCTTTGATATTATAGTCAATAAACTTCTGATAGTCTTCTTTGTACAGGGTGTATAAATTACCATGTTCTTCATAGGAAAGTTTCTTCTCTCCGAGAACGACGTTAGAAATATGGTCAAGTTTGTATGACTCTTGTACTCCATAAGAATAAACACCAAACTTCTGAAACAGGTCCCAGTAATCCAACTGCTCAATTCCCACGATATCGTAGACTTGTTGAGTTCTACCCTGTAAACTGACTTGCTTTTCCCGAACCATGTTCCACGGAGACATTTTTTTGGAAGTATCAACGCCAATCAGTCGGTTAGTTCGGTTGATAAGATAGGGCAGGTCAAACATACGCACGTTCCAACCTGTAACCACGTCCGGACAAGTATCCCTATGATTCCAAAACTGAATAAACTTTAATAGAAGATCAAGTTCACCGTCACACTTGATGAAAATAATGTCCTCTGGATTAATATCCAATTCAGTCTTAGATGGTTCGTATTTCTCTTCAAGTGCCCAGATATAAACTGTCTTTATCCCAAAATACTTCAGACAAATAGATTGAACCTCAGCATCAGCACGTTCTGGTTCAGGAAATCCATCATCAGAAGCAACCTCGATATCGATATTCGCTATCTTGATTACAGAAGAATCGTATTGTATGTCTTTTGGATAGTTCTTTTGTATATACTGTGCGGCGAAGTTGGTATTACCATGTGCTTCTAAAGAGTCAACATTTTCATATCGCTTCGCGAAATCAGTCGCCTCAGACATACTGTCAAAAACCATAGGTTCTACACAACGACCATCAAGAGTTCGCCACTCGCAATCAGTTTTACGAGAGGTCAAGTACATGACGGGATTGAAGGAGTCTCTGAATTGCTCTCGGATACCATCCTTGTATCCTCGATAACAAATGCTATTACCGATGCGGGAAATATTAGTATAAAATCTCATAGACTATATTCTACTATATTTCTTCTGGTTTGTCAATAAAAACAAAGTCCCTTTTCCAAAGATAACCAGATTTTCCGTCATAATCTATATCATGGGAGTGATTAGTAGATTCTGGGTCGTACTTCATTACATTTGTATTTTCTAAAGTGTTGAACATAAATTGTTTGCAAGCAGGTTCGAATAGATGCCCCTTTGCGCATTGAGCATGGAACATACTATCTGTGGAAAAACAAGTTTTGTCTATATCATATTCGCTCTTTGTAGGGACCAACCAACTTGTTTTTTCTTCCCAACCAAGGTAAGGAGACCTATTCAGAACGCCATATGGACCAGACAATCTGTCTAGTGGGGTTTCCCCTAAAGGAAAATTATCTAATGTATGCACCATCCATTTGGCAATTCTTTCGCTCAATCCATAGAACTCCATACAGGCACCTGGGATAAAAACGTCTATTTGCTCCCAGAATAAATCCACCATTTCCCTGAAGGAATCTTCGTTCACCAGAGCAGCATCATGCTCCATTATTGCTATTGGTTCGCCGTTGGCAATTCTTTTTATCAGTTGATATTGAGAATACATTATTGCCTGATATAAAGGACTATCACAAAAACTCCCTCCAAAATATCTTGCCCTGAGGAAATCAGTGGGGTCGTTTCTATCGACATATGCGGGGATAGGTTCCTCGTTTTCTTGGAACCTTATGGGCAGGGTTTCTGGAGTAGTGCATTGTACTGGAGTTATTTTTACTAAGTCGTCTACACGAGAGAACGACTCCAGCGATAAGTTCATATATTGCAAAGAAAGTGGATTATTAAAATCCACAAGCATGTAAGCATCAATCATATATTAACTGGTGGGTTTATTTCCTATGTTATATTTTTGACATAGTTCCCACTCATCCTTTTCACGAAACGAAACAATTTTGATCTGTCGAAGTGGTGCCTTTTCTTTAACCCTAGAAGGGTCTACTATGTTAACAAGTCCCCAATCACTGAGAAGAATTGTGATGGTATTTCTCCTCTGTAAATCAGATTCTTCTAAGTTGGACTTCTTGCCGTCTAAAAGGAACAGTTCTTTGAAGTGTACTATGAAGTACCTTCCTTGCTTATGAAGGATATGGCAAGATTGAAATAGTTTTTTGTCTTTACGAGAGGCAATGCCGATTCTCGTTAGAGTTTCTCTTACTTTGAGAAAGTCATCGGGTTCATTAAGGGTCACTTCAAGCATATCTTGCGGAGACCAGTACACAGCGTCGTACATATTTTCAGATCCAAGTCAAATTATAGGTATTATTGTCATGACGAACAATACATTAAGTATTATTTAGGAAAAATGCGTCCCTCAAATACCACCCTTGGACAACTTGCTCCGCATATAATCTAACTGTTCCGGACTAATGAGGTCAGAAACTGACTCTGCTTTGGCATCACTATAACCATAATACTCTTTTATGACGTCAATCTTTTCTACCTTTTCTTTCTTCGCCCATTTACTGAATCTCTTCCTCTTGCGAACGATTCCGCGAAGAAAGTCATACTGCAACTTCCCGTCAAGGTGGTGATTTCGGTTCATTTCATTTGCTAACAAAACAGTATCTTGGAAATAAGATAGTCCGCGATTGACTAGGAATGCGTTGTATCCTTTCTCAGTCTCATCATCTACTATCAGGTCTTGCTTGTTATAGGTAATACTGTTCAAAAAATCAAAGGGGTTCATAATCAATCTTCCAGTATATGATGCTTTGGTTCCCAACCATATTGCAACAAAATGGTCGGATTAGCGCAAGTGTCTGCTCTCTCGCCAGTAACTTCTTTGATGGGAAGGTTATTATCTGGCCAAACTTTATTCGCCATATCCACTACTGTTACTGGTTGCCCGTTGCCCACATCTATCGCGCGATACTCTTTCATGTCGTGAAAATTCTTTAGGCATACATCTATCGCGGAACAAATATCGTCAACATGAGTCCAGTCGCGAGTATGATCCGTTAGGTAACTCACTTTTTTATTCAATAACATATCGTACAGCATGTCAACTCGACTGTTAGGACCATAGACAGTATGAAACCTCAAACCCAAAGTATTTCTTGGGGCGATGTATTCCATGAACCACTTTGTACTCGCATACGGGGACAACCACCATTCGTAAACTGATGAAGAAGAAGCATACAGAACTGGGATTCTGGCGTCCTCACATTGCCTAAAAATTTTTTGAGATGCCACCACGTTCACATCCCAATACAACTCTGGTTCTTCGTGCGACCTCCTCACTCCTGCCATAGCAGCAAGATGAAGTACCATATCGAAACCATCAAACATGTTAATTTCAAAGTCTCGGATATCGCCTTCATATTCAGTGATATCATAAACATCGCTATAGAGTTCTAAGAAACGACTAGCAATGAAACCTTTACGGTATCCTCTTGTTCCAGTAAGTAATATTTTCATCAGTGTATTGTATCCGATCCTCTGGGTTCGCTAAGAACAAACTCTACATCTTTGTAGATTGAGTATACTAGACTCCCCCCATAAAATTCTTTGATCGCAGTCAACTCTTTCATGGTGAAATCAGAAAACTCTTTCACGCAAGTTTTGTTTAATTCAATCATCAACCTGTACATTTTCTTTGAAAGGGTGGTGGTGAACTCTTCGTCCAAATCATCCCAATCCATCATTATCTCCATGGATTCTATCGTGTTCATAGAGCGCAAGAAACCCATAGTGAATAATTTTTACGATATCCTTGCGATGATCGTCTGGCGTACCTTTCTTCCCGTAACGACCATTATACTTATCAACATTACCGAGGAAGAATCCAAGTCCATGACCACGATCTACAATTACCTCTGAAGATTGCAATCCGCCTTGACCATAATGCCCTTTATAAGTTGAATCGATGTACTCGATAAACTCTTTGATTAATTCGTCTTCGCGAAATTTGTATACGCTCTTAAACAAACTCGACATTTGCCATTACCTCCGTCAAACAAGCAACCATGTTCAATTCAGAATCAGCGACAAAGGCATTTTTATACTGATAATCTGCGAGGACAAGAACTAGTTGCGGGATACTGTTAGGAGTGACCACGTCATTCATAGAATCATAGATCTCTCGAAAAATAGAAGCAGAGTCTACGTCCATATTATTAGCGACCCAAACTCTCATCTGTTTAAAATCCTTTGCTTTGAGATGTTTGAATAATTCTGTCATATTACCAGAGGTAGAGTTACTCAACACGTCTAGTTGCAGTTGTCCATTTCTACTATGACGTTGCAACTCATTGAGTATCCTTCTCCAGTCAGGAGCATGACGCATAATTAATTCAGCAAGGGTTGAAGGGTCTGAGGGGACGAGCACATTCTCGTCTTTCAGAATATCCGTCACTCTCTTCATAAACTGTTGGCAAAGAATTACCATATCTTTTTTGGTTGTGTTGAATTCAAACACACCACAACGACTGTGCAATGGTTCAATAATTTTATTTTTGAAGTTACAAGTGAGGATGAACCGACAGTTTTTTGAGAATTCTTCTATGAATCCACGCAAGGCAGGTTGGGTTGATTGCGCGTTCAGGTAATCTGCCTCATCTAAGATTACGACTTTGTAACCTCCGCCCAGAGAGATAGTTGAGGCAAACTGTTTGATCTTTCCACGCAGAGTGTCAATGTTACCAGACTCTGAAGCGTTGATCAGGATGTAGTCAAGGTCAAGTTCGTTACAGATGGCACGAGCAACGGTCGTTTTACCAAGACCTGCTGTGCCAGTGAAGAGCATGTTTGGGACTTCGCCAGTGGCGACTATTTCTTTGAAGGTTTCTTTTAGGTGCTTAGGGAGAATACACTCAGAGATAGTTTTTGGACGATATTTCTCACACCACAATTCATTCATCATAGATGAAACTCCATAATATAGATTAATCTCAAGTACAGTACACTATTATACTGATATAAAATAAAAAAGCAAGGGGGAATTTAATCCCCCACCAAAAAATATAGCATTAGTAGATTTTACGCCAATCGAAATTTATGGTGGGGATGCTCGCCCACTCACTCTGGGATTTGTTCCTCTTCCAGACCATTTCTAAAATATCTTTGATGTGCTTCTGGTCTCTCTGAACAACGCTGAGGTCATCAGGATAGTAGGTTCCTGTAATAGTGTCATCAGTGTATACTGTCCTGCCCATACGATTGCAGGGGAGATTGTTTTCAGTTAATTCTGGAGTGCAAATTTGATCTAACCTCTCTCTGAAGATTTTATCGCCCATATGGTATCCTCTAAGTTCTTCATCGTATCCTCCTGCTCTCCAGAAGTCCTCGGTTCTAACACAAAAGATATTACCAGCGTCTCCGCCAAGTAGGGAAGCAACTATAAAACTCCCCTCCGGAGTGCTCTGGACTCTCTCGAGGAGTTCTTTAGTAAACCCCTCAGTCAACTCCACATCAACGTCTATGAAGAACAACCAATCGCCTGTTGCCTCTTGTGCAGCAAGATTTCTAGCACCATGAGCATTGAACCCAAAGTCAACGTCTATTCGATAGAGAGATAAATTAGCATACCAGAAAATGCCCTCGTCTTCAAATTCTTTAATGATTGGTTCTGCTGGATAATTAACGGAACCGTCATCAACTATGATTACCTCATCGAATAACTCTATCCAGTCATTCATGAGTATACCACGAAGTCTATTTGGATCTTCGTAATATGGAATACAGAGACTTATCATGCTTTTCTCACACTCACTGCTGAACAACGACCACCGAATCCAAAACTTGTTTTCATCATGTGATCGTAAGAATATTTTTGGGGAGAGAACATAAACTCAAAGTGTCCATCATTGGGAAATGGTTCTTGTAACCCTGCATTACCTGGAACCATATCGTCTCGCATCGCTTCGGCACCAAGGACCAACTCAGCGAGGCAACTAGCACCCATCAAATGACCGATCTGCCCTTTGTTGCTATAAATTTTACCAGAATCGTAGAAATGACGAAGAACATTATACTCAATAGGGTCGCCTAATACAGTGCCTGTACCGTGAGCGTTCAATACAGAATAGTCTTTGGGGGAGACATTAGACTGCCTCATCGCTTCTTTAATTGCTATCTTCCCGCCGATACCTTCAGGAGAAGGAGCAGTCGGATGCCCTGCGTCACTAGAAGTCGCGATACCGTCGATGACCCAGCGAATCTTTGCCTTTCTTTTAAGTGCAGAGTCAAGTGGTTCTATTACGAG